CGGTGAAAAGATAAGAACCAAAATAGATGAAGCCCAAAGAGCAGGGAGAGTTAAACTTGAGCCAATCAAGTCTGCTGGTGGTGGTGTTAAAAAAAATCAAGGGAAGACCGTTGTAAAAATAGTGCCAGAAAGTAAAGTCAAAATGTCACTAGCAGAGCAAAAAAGTGTTGTTTTCGGTAATGATATAAAAGAGGGCAAAGGTGCTGTTGTAAAGAAAACATTTAGTGCTGGTGATTTTACATACGAAAATGATTGTCTATTCATTAAGTGCTCGAAAATATTTCGAAATATTCAAGATGTTAGAGCTGCTGGTGAAACACCAACGATATTAATACGTGCTGATGCTAATAGGAACAGTAAGAAATTAGGAATTGCTGGTCTCAGGGTCATAGTCAATGTGGAAAATAATCGAACCCGACGAGCATTAGATTTAACATAAAATTCCCTTTGGTATGGGTCATAGATAAGGTATAATAAGTCAATGCTTAAACTTCAAAGCTATCTCACCGAACAAAAGAATGTTCACATGGAGCACCTCGAAGATCTGGTGCTGAACAAGGGTATAGTTGGGGCACGTGAGATATTTGCATTTCTGACATCACTGGGTGAAATGCTCGGCGGCAACAGCACACGCAGTATGAAAGCCACTGTCAAGTGGGATGGTGCACCTGCTATCTTTGCGGGTATCGATCCCAAGGATAAAAAGTTCTTCATCGCTAAGAAAGGGTTGTTCAATAAGAATCCCAAGATGTACAAAACTAATGCTGAAATTGACGCCGACATAACCGGAACCCTCAATGCAAAATTTAAGATTGCGCTCGCTGAGTTTGCTAAACTCGGTTTGAGAAGTGGCGTCGTTCAGGGTGATATGATGTTTACTGGCGGTGATATAAAGAAAGAAACGATTGAAGGGGAAAAGTATTACACATTTCAACCTAACACGATCGTGTATGCAGTTCCCGTTAATACACCTCTCGGACGCCAAATCAAACGAGCAAAGATTGGTGTAATTTGGCACACGACATATACTGGTGCTAAGATCGAAAATATGAGAGCATCATTCGGTAAAGGTATCACGAGACGAATGAGGAAAAG